AACACCAGCCCCGGGAAGCTGGGAATGTATGAGGAAACTTCCGCGAGGCTGGGTCCGGTTCCTAGGATAACGCCGCGCATGCGTCATCCAGGCTGACAATCGGGAAATGAGTCAGGGCTGTGCGCCTGCTACAGTTCCAGATTTCTACTTGATCCTGATCAATCGTACCAAACTGTTGCGCGAAGTTCTGATAATTGGAATGCATTTCCATTCCTTGCGGGTGGGCACCAAACCAGTGCCGTTTTCCACCATGGACCATCATATCAAAGCCCAGCAAAATGATGCGGCCACGGCATTGCGCGCCGTTTTGTTTCTTACCCAGCAAGTGAAAAGCGAGGTTACAGGCTTGAAAACCCGAATTTGACCCTCTATGCAAAATGTTGGGGTCGGTGGAAAATCCCGGCTTGTCTACTGATACCAGTTGCTTAATATTCCAGATAGACGGGTCAACCTTGCGCCCGCTCTCTTCCCACTGGACATCTTGCGTCCAGCACTGGCCATTGTATTGCGTCTGCACCTGCTGCTGGTGATGCTTCCACCAGCGAAAATCGCACCCATAACAATGCGTTTTGGCGTGATCACCCAGCAATTGCCAGGAATCATTAACCGCTATGACTTCTTGGCAGATGCCTTGGAGCGTTTCGACGTCTTCTTTGCAGGCCGACGGACCCGACGCGACGACGCCGACCGTGTACTTTTTTTTACTGGCGGCGGTGGTTCCACTTTCGTTTCATACGGCACCGCTGATTGTGTTTCGATCAATGCGTTGGCCAGATCGGGGCGCAGATCGTGCACCGTGCCGGGTTCAGCATTGTCCAGGCCATCGCAGATGACGTGTTGAGTGAGTATTACCAGCATAAAATAAACGGGCCGAGTTGCCCCGGCCCGCCCAGTTGGAGTGCTACTTTTAGAACGTGCCGCCGATGATTCCGGCGGTGTTATAGACAGTGAAAGCCAGTCTTTCTTCAGCCAAAATTGTGACCATATTCTTGGTGAAGTTGTTGCCCTCTTCCCTGCTCAACTCGATGGTGGCGTCCCAGCGATCCCAAATCTGGGCAACGCGGGATGACATCACGATGTAGCGGCCTGCGGTCATGGTGTTGGAAATCAACACCCGCATGCCCCACAGAGTCGGCTGAATGACGCCCTGCGGATGGCTGAAGATATAGCCACCGGTTGTTTCTTTCTGCAACTCGATGTCAGACCAGTCCTTAGGATTCAAAATCACCAGATCAGGCATGTAGTTACTGGCGTGCGCCTGGCGTTTGGCATCTCGAATCAAATCAAGTGCCGTGGTGTACGACACTGGCGAATCCGCCTGAGCCGCTGCCGTGCGTGATGCCCACAGGCCCGTAATGGTTCCCAATGTGCCTGCGCCGTTTAACAATTCACCGTCCTCGGTGAGTTTCAAACCGTACATCAGACGGTCATTGACGTAACTCTGAAGCACGCTGGAATCGTCGAGCACCTGGCGGGAGATTGGAATCCAGTGAGCTATCGTCTTGACTTCCTCACTATCGCTGGTGAAGGTCAATGCCGCTTCCGGCTTGGACACATTCTCGGCTGAAATGGTAGGTGATCCACCCACCACCACTGCCGCTGCATTGGTAAACGTATTTTCCTTGGGGAAAAACACGATATTGGATGTGGTCCTGCCAACAGGAAGTGCATCACGGATATGGAGCGCACGGTCAGGTTCTTTGACGATTCCATCCAAACGGTGACCAGCCACCAAAGGCTGGCTCATGGAAGGTACGGCATTCACGATGGCCGTTTTCAGTTCCAGACTCATGGAAGTAGACTGGCGGGAATGGAAGGCTTTGAACTCATCGCTTTCCGTCAGCATTTCGCCAATGCTCTTTTGCTGCTGGGTTTCGGCGTAATGGCTCGACTGTGCCTGTTCCATCTCAGCCAGGCGGTCGCCGTGTTCAACGGACTGCTCGGCCAGCTTGTCGATTGCGCCTTTGGTTTCAGCAGAGACTGACTGCGCCTCTTCCAGTTCCTTGTTGGACTTTTCAATAAATCCCTCAAGGGCGGTGTGGGTGTCAAGTAACTGCGCTTCCACAGCCTTGAGATCGAGAATCTCGCTCATGATTGGTTCCTCAGAAGTGTATTTAAATCGTACCGGGTCAACAAATCAGCGACCTGTTGTTCCTGTACGGCCTTGGTATGCTCCGCTTCTGAGTCGCTCAGAATGAGGGCTTTGACATAGGACACAAACATCGTGGCCTGCTTCCGTGACCAGCCTGAATCTCTCAGGTATCGCTCACAGTCTTTTAAACTTTCAAAACCAGACATCAAAGATTTGACGGTGGTCATATCAATTCGGGCGCTATCCTCGGCTGGCATCACTACCACCGAGATTTCACGCAGGTCGATCTTGTTAATCAGTCGCCCGCCGCTTTCTGTTTCATCAGCGCCACCCAGCGGAATTTTGAACCCGATGGACAGGCCGTTGAGTGATCCCTGTTTCATTGAGGTGCGCACTTCGTTGGCAAAATCCTGGCCCGGCGTCAGCAGAGAATGGATCAACAGCCCTTTTTCATCCTCGATGATGGTCTTGACCAGGCCAATAGGCGGCCGGAACTGGTCATGTGCATACAAAAGAGGGATGGGGCGGGCGCGTTCTTTCAGTGTTTCCTCGAATGCACCCTTGACGATGGTGTCCCCGAAGGCATCGACCGACCCAAATACGGACGCATAACCGTGGAATTCACCGATATTCGGGTCAAATTTCAGTTCAAGCGGGCTGTCATGTTTGAGGATCATTGACTTTCTCCAATTCATCGACCGGTGTCAGGTTGACTTGCACCGTTAAATCATCGGCGCCTTCCATGGGTTTGAGGTTTTCGAGGCGTCTGATTTCGTTGCGGGTGTAAACGCCGTTCTGTGCCATCTGGCTATAGAATGAAGCGCGGCCTGCGCTGTCTGCACGTAGCAAGCCTTCCACGTTGTGCTTGACAAAGATCGTGCGCCGTTCGGTGCGTGATAACAGGGCATCTGCTATGACAGACTCCCACCGGGTCAGGTAGGGTTGCAGGGTGTACTGCAAAAAGGCCAGGTTTTGCTGTTCAATACCGGTTCCCCAGCTCGTGCTTTTCTCGGTATCGTTGATCAAATGCGGCGGAACACGCCAGAAACGGGCGATATCAGACACCTGGAAGCGCCTGGAATCTAGCATTTGCATGTCATCCGGCGGGATTCCAACCGGAACATAGTTGAATCCGCCCTCAAATACCCACGTTTTCACATCATCTATACTGGATTCCTGATACATTTCGCGCACTTTCTCGCGCTGTTCCGTGGTCAGGGTTCTGTCAACCGTGATGAAACCGGGCGGCCTGCCGTTGCTGCTGAATGCCTTTGAGGCATATTTGTCGGCAGACACTGTGACACCGAGGGAATGGCGTGCATACGCCAGCGGTGACATTCCGACCACGCCGTCTGCCGACTTACCTTTTAGGTGTAGTATTGATTCTTTGGCGTAGACTTCTATCCCACCGTTGGTCTGGTATTCGTACCGCAGGCCGGTTTCATCTCTGACCGGCGTCATAAATTCCGGCTGTAGCGGCATCAGCGACACCGGCTTGCCGCCCCTGCGCTCAATCGAGGCGTATCCGTTACCCCATAATGCAATCTGTAAAGTTAATGTCTCGCGGAATTCCTGCGGTGTCATTAGCGCATTCGGCGAAACCCGCAACAGCTCAAACAAATAGTGATCCGTTACCGGTTCGCGCCCTTGCGCTGTGCGCCGGAATACGCCCAGCGGCAAGGTGGCGGTTGTCTCAGCGATCAAACCGACACAAGCCCACACGGATGAGACTTGCAACGCCCGTTCATCAGTGACCACCGCGCCCGATTCGGTGCTGTGCGATTGCGGACCGGAATACTGCGGGCCGCGATCACTGTTACCGACCCCTCCAAAGAAACTCATGAATGATGACCAGAAACTCATACAGCCACCGGGTTGGCCAGGAAGTCATCGAAACTCCCAGTCTCCTCTGCCATCGGGTGCCTGCCTAATGCCATTGCCAGCGCGATCATTCCGTCAATTCTCCCGTTGGCTTTGTGTTTATCCAGCTTGCGGTTGCCCGCCGGATCGCGGGTTACGACAGCATTAGCGGCGCACATGGTCAGCACCGGGTGCATGCCGTGGCGTAACTTGCCATTTAGCAAATCCGCTTCGAGTGTATCCAGTGCAGGACTCATGTCTTTGTATCCCTGTCCGTGTGGTTCCAGTGGCCAGTCCAGGCCAATGCGGGAAAGTTCTTTTTCAAACACATCAATCCGCCAGCGATCAAAGGCGATCTGTGACAGGTTGGCGTCCGAGAATATGTCAGCCAGGTCGGAAACCACGTATTCATAGTCAACCGAACCGCCCGGCGTGGTGCGGATAAAACCCTGATCCGCCCACATGTCGTATGGCACACGGTCGCGCCGGGATCGTTCTGACAAACCCTGTTCCGGTGTCCAGAAATGAGCATGGACATGGCGGCAGTCACCCCGGTCAAACACCAGCACGCAGGCGGTCAAGTCAGCGCGGGCCGACAAATCCAGCCCGGCAGTCACTAATTCACCGCCCATCGGCGCGGGTTCTTCGCCGCACGAATCCCACACACTGCGGGATATAAACGGGTTGTGGATCTGCACCCGCTGATTGAGTACCAGATTGCGGTACTCAGCCTCCCGCGAGGGCATGCGCCGGGCGTCTTCTGCCATGGCCATGACTTCATCAGCGTTCTGGAAATCGCCAAACGCGGGATTGGCTTGTTTGATGGTGGCTTTGGCAAATGGGTCAAGGTCAGCGTCTGCCGTGTACAGGCTCAGAACAACACGCTCGTCTTTCCCGGCTGCGGCATCGTCGATCAGAACCGACAGCAGGTCAGCATCAGTCGGTGCTTGAGTAGAGATAACAATCGATAGCGGGTTTTCATGCGCTGCAACGGCCGTCTCTAATGCCTCGTACAAAGTAGAGCGTGGGCCTTTGACCTGGCCTAATTCATCATGCACTACAAACGCGGGCGATAAACCAAACGCGGTTGACGCCTCAGCCGACAGCGCCCGGTATAAAGTGCCTAATTCCTGATAGGCTAACTGCTTTCCGCTGTCGCGTATTAGCACAAAATCAACCAGCGTCGGTGACATCCTGACAATCTTGGCCGCCAATCCAAACAGGACGGCTGCCTGGTCGCGGGATTGCGCCGCGCTGAATAGCTGGCTGTTGGGTTGTGCCTCTGGCCCGCATAAATGCAGCAGCAACAGAAACGCCACAAATGTGGTCTTGCCGTTCTTGCGTCCGAAGCTCAACAGCGCCCGGCGGGTGCCGCGTGGGTTGTCGTATATCTTGCGGATCTCACGTTTCTGCCATGGGCGCAAAATAGCCGCCTTGCCGACATCGAAACCGTCAGGGATGCGGCAGTGTTCCTCGATCCAGCGGATGTTGCGGGTGGATCGGTTCACGATTCATGGGGTGCTTTTTTGGACGGCAGCAAACGCCCGGTCGTTTTCTTGTGATTGTACTGGGCATGCTGGCTGATTCTCATGCGCGTGGCCAGGCTCGACATATCCCGACCCTCACGCGATTGCATGATCAGCAGTTTGTTGTATGTTTCGACCGTTTGCAGTGGTGAACCATCGTCCAGAAAATTATCAATCATCTGGGCTATGTGCCGGGCCGATACGATGTGGCGACAATACTGAATCAGCATCGGGTGGGTTTCACGCGGAAACCAATCGGCTGGCATGCGATCAACCACCGCCCGCCACTCAAACGCCTGGTCAGATGTTAGTTCATCCGGCGGATCGGGTCGGTGTATTGCGGTGATACTGCTGGGCTGGATGACCGCCAGTGCCGCCGCTGATTGTTTTCCTCTGGCACCCATAATGAAATCCCGATCAGGTTGTGAAATGTTCCCTTAAAAAATAGGGGGGC